TTGCTACGATGTAACGGACAACTCTTTTAAGTGCATGATCGAATACGAAGTTGATCGTCCTTCTGATGTTGTCGCAGAGGAATTAAGAGCAATTGCACTATGAGAGACTACGACAGCTGGCTAACCGAGTTCCTTGACTACGAGGACGACGACGGATTAACCGACGAAGAACGAGAAGAACTTAAAGATTTGTACGAAGCTTGGGTAATAGATCAGTACGAAACAAACAAACAATAAACTAAACTGAGATGGAAGAAACGGACGAACACGAGGAGGTATTGGAACATTTAGACGAGTCCATATCTGCACTGGTCACGAAAGGGTACGACTTGTTTTGGAGTAATAATGAGTTGTGTTACGATAGTGAGTTAAAGGTTGTACGCAGTGACCGACCTCGTGTTCGTCCTCGGACTTGGTTTTGCCACATGAATGAAGACGAACGAGAACGACTGACCAAGTGAACGCAATCGAAGCCGAGATGAAACGATGGGGACGAGCTACCTATCGCCAGTTCCAACAAATCTACAGGGAGAGTGAGCGTGGTAGCGAGATGGACAGCAGTAAGCGTGTGTTAAGTAAGCTTGCACCACAACTAGCACAACCCATTGAGGACTTCTTTAACCGATTTGCCAGTGATGATAGTCCGTCCATGCCGATATGGTTGTGTTACATAGCAGACTTTCACCCACAAATGGTAGCACAGATAGCTTTAAAGACGGTGCTTGATAAGATGTACGCAGAGACCCGACACTTTAGTCGGTTGGCATCGGAAGTAGGGAAAGCATTTGAAGAGATTGCACGACAAAGGGTAGCAGAACACACCGTGCCTAAGAATAAGATGTTCAGTGTTCAAAAGCCGAAGAGTAAACGATCAAAGATGCAACGATTTTACACGGTTGAAAAGAATAACCGAAGGTTTACGTGTTGGGAGACAAGGTTGAAGGTATCATTAGGGGCGTGGTTGTTGGGAGAGATTGAAAGGCACACAGGACTGATAGAATTTCGTATTGAACGATTCGGAAAGAAGCAACGGAAGATTGTTACTTTGTCAGCTGAGTTCAGTGACTGGGTCCGACGGTTTGACACATGGAAAGAGATGCTCGATCCGATGCGAATGGCGTTGCCGACAAAACCGAGAGACTGGGTAGACTTTTACAGCGGTGGATACGAGAGCTTTGACGATCCGTTTGTTATGAACCGACCGAACGGTAGTAACTACGAGTTTGCAAGCATGAAGAATCTTTACGTGTCCGTGAATAACATACAGCAGGTAAAGTGGAAAATTAACACGAAGATTTTAGATGTTGCTCTAAAGTGTTACGAATTGGAACGGGTCTTTGACTTCCATGAGATACCATTGCAACCCTATTTAGAGAACGGACACGAACGACCTGAAGAATTGCGTGAGTGGAAGTTTAAACAGGACAAGATACGACGACGAAACGAAAGTAACCGTAGCAAAAGGCTACAACACGCCAAGATATTACACCTAGCTAAGAAGTATAAGGAGTGGAACGACGTTTACTTTCCGGCACGTGTTGATTACAGAGGCAGGGTATATTATATGCCAGCTTATCTGCATCCACAAGGTAACGATTTAGCACGTGGTTTGTTGTTATTCGGTGATGGTCAACAGGTTATGGATGAAGACGACCTTGAACGACTGCTGATCCACGGAGCGAATGCATGGGGTGTAAAGGGTAGCATTGAAGAACGGTTGCACTGGGTAGGTAAACATCAGAAGTGGTTCCTTGAAACAGCAGAAGACCCGATGACGAACGACTGGTGGATGGAAGCAAGTGAACCGTTCGGATTCTTAGCATTTTGTTATGAGTATGAGATGTACACAAAAGAAGGATATGGTTACGTTTCTCACTTTCCTGTACGTATGGATTGTAGTAACAACGGTATGCAGATATTACATCTGTTACTACGGGACACACGTCACGCCAAGCACTGCAACCTGATAGCTGACCAACCAGTAGGAGATATGTATCAACACATTGCTGACCTTGTGTACGAACGGTTGAAGGAGCAGTCAAGTGAGAGTTATATAGCAAGTCAATGGTTTCAATACGGAGTAACAAGAGCTATGGCTAAAGCTGCGGTAATGAATAAACCATACGGTCAGTCGTACTATCACGTGCTTAGTAACTTCTTAAGTATCATTGGAGACGACCATCCGTTTCAAGAGGGCGAGAACATAGACGCTATTAATTACCTAGCCGAACAGTTCAACACGGTAGCACGGGAGGAGTTAGAAAGTGTTGTCCGTATACAGAAGTTCTTACGTGGTTGTGCCAATGCAATAGGAAATCAGATAATCAGATGGACTACACCGAGTGGATTTAAAGTTGTACAAGGACTGACTAAAACAAAACGTATATGTTGTCGTACAATTGTCGGTAACATAGCAACCAAGGTTGACTTGGAGGATGACACAGATGAGATCGACCCGAAGGAACAACGCAAAGGAATCACTGCTAACTTTATACACGGCATAGATGCAGCTGTTGTTCACCGATTAGCGTACGCAATGCCGTACGACATGGGGTTTGTTCACGACTGCTTCATAAGCCACGCATCCAACGCAAGAAAAGTACACCAAGATGTACGAAAAACATACAAGACTTTCTTTTCAATTGACTTACTAGCCGAGTTCAGATGTGAGTTATTGAATCAATACCCGACAGCAAAGTTGCCTGACCTGCCTGAACTTGGGACGCTTGACGTTTCGCAAATAGATCGAGCAATGTACCTGCTGTCTTAATAATACATAATAAAACACTAAGAGAAATATGAGTATACAAAGTAGAAAGAAACACGCAGTAATAAAAGTAAAAGGCACAGCTAAATACTGTCACCTGAATGAACCTAACAAACGGTTTGAACCTGAGTTTGGATCGTACAGCTGTGATTTGATTGTTAGTAAAGAAGAAGCTGAGATGTTACAAAACACGATACGTCCGTTGTACGAAGAGGAGTTAAAGCAAGTACAGGAACAACACGCTGGTAAGAAGATCGAGCAGAAAGGATTACCTATCACTGAGACAGATGAGGGTACGCTTGTTAAGTCTAAGTTGAAAGCCGGAGGCAGACGCAAAGACGGAAGCGTGTACAGTCTATCCATTGCGTTGTTCGATAGCCAAGGCAAACCGTTACCAGAAGATGTTAAAGTATGGGGTGGTAGTAAAGTAAACATGGCTATTCGTCCGAGGTTCTGGTACACAGCGATGGCAGGGTTTGGTGTGTCGTTTGATTTACAAGCTGTTCAAGTAATAGAACTACAGAACGGTGGAGTCAGTGCGATGGCAGCTGATGCATTCGGATTCACAAGTGAAGAAGGATTCGTAGCCAATGGAGGAGAAACCCTAGACCAAGTATTCGATGCGGAAGAGACGAGCGAGACAGAAGTCACAGCGAACTTCTAATAACCGTTATCGTTCAGGTTTCGAATCTAAATTAGCTAACCAATTACAGCGTAGTGGTGTCGACTTTGAATACGAGACACTCAAGATAGAGTACCGTAAAGTATCAACCTACACACCAGACTTCATCTTGCCTAATGGTATTATCATCGAGGCAAAGGGAGTTTGGACGGTCGAGGACAGGACTAAACATCTGTTAGTACGTGAGCAACATCCACACCTAGATATACGAATGGTGTTTATGAACGCTGCGAACAAGATACGGAAGGGAAGCGACACCACTTACGCTCGTTGGTGCGAAAAGAAAGGAATAACATATGCAGATAAAATCATACCAAAGTCATGGCTTTCACACAAACACATCAACCCTGTGACAAGTGTGGGTCAAGTGACGGAGCAGCAGTCAACGATGACGGAAGCACCTATTGTTTCGTGTGTCAAAATTATAGTGGACAAGGAGGAGGAGTGAGCAAACCAACACCGAGAGAGTTTCTTACTGGCGAACCTAAAGCTATACCAAGACGCAACCTGACAGAAGATACGTGTCGTAAGTGGGGATACTGGGTCGGACAGATAGGAGGAGAAGCAGTACAGATAGCTAACTATAAGACACGAGACGGTAAGCCTGTGGCACAGAAGGTCAGGTACGCTAACAAATCGTTTAGTGTTCGTGGTGAGTTGGTAGGATTGTACGGTCAGCACCTATGGAAAGAGAAGGGACGACGTGTTGTTGTGACTGAAGGAGAGATAGATGCAATGTCAGTATCTCAGGCAATGGACAACAGATACCCAGTCGTGAGTGTACCGAACGGAGCAAGTGCTGCAAAGAAACACGTGGCACAAGCTATTGATTGGTTAGAGTCTTTCGACAAGGTGATCTTCTGTTTCGACATGGACGACGTGGGTCGTAAGGGAGCGAGTGAATGTGCAGCGTTGTTAACACCGGGTAAAGCACACATCGCAGAGCTACCACTGAAAGACCCGTCTGATATGATCACAGCGTACAAGTCGAAGGAGTTGGTGTCGTGCTTGTATGAAGCAGTCGAGTACAGACCTGACGGAATCGTAAACGGTAAAGACTTGTGGGAGTTGGTAAGTAATACTGACGAACATAAAGCAGTGCCGTATCCGTACTTTAGTTTAAATGAGTTAACCCACGGCATGAGACTAGGTGAGTTGGTCACGGTATGCGCGGGTAGTGGAATAGGAAAGTCTCTGTTCTGTCGTGAGGTTGCTCATCACCTGCTAAGTCTTGGCGAGACGGTAGGTTATATAGCACTGGAGGAATCCGTCAGGCGTACAGCTCTTGGTATCATGGGTATTCATCTGAACAAACCATTACACCTTGAAGACGAACAGCTAGACACGGAAGCATTGCGTCCTGCGTTTGAAGAGACGGTAGGTAATGGAAAGTTCTACACCTACGATCACTTCGGAAGTATGGACAGCGACAACCTGCTAGGTAAGATACGTTATCTGATAAAAGGATTCGATTGTAAATGGATATTCCTAGATCACCTATCGATTGTTGTCAGTGGTATAGCAGGAGATGACGAACGACGATTGATTGATAACACGATGACCAAGCTACGTAGTCTTGTTGAAGAGACAGGGTGTGGTATGGTGTTGGTCAGTCACTTGAAGCGTGTGGATAGTGGTCACGAAGAAGGAGGACGAGTAAGTCTGCATCATCTACGTGGTAGTCAAGCTATAGCACAGCTGTCGGACATGGTCATCGGACTGGAACGAAACCAACAAGCTGAGACTACATCCAATGAGACACGTGTTCGTGTGTTAAAGAATAGATTCAGCGGTCAGACAGGACATTGCACCACCCTTAATTACGACGGAGACACAGGCAGATACACAGAAGATAAGAACGTGTTTAACGACACGACAACTAACAACCCATTCTAAAAATTATGAATAAAGAAATACGAGAAAAATTATTGACTATAATAGACATAGCGTCGGTTTACTACGAATGTAGCGACAAGCAGAAGGCTAAAATTAAGCATCTAGCTAAAGAAATATTAGTCAGTGATTTTGAAAACGAAATATCAGATGTTGAATATAACAAAAGACGCGAAAAATCAGCTAAGATTAGACTGGAACATATATGCACTCAAATAAAAACAATGCCTGACAAATACCAAAATGCAAAAAATTGGCATCCCGTGCTAGACCAGTGGTGTCTTATGTATTATAAGTATATGAAGTTGATAAGTCTCGTTGAAGATGAGTGCGAAAAGTTTACACTTGATTATGTGTATGCACCTCCTTTTAAGGACTATGAAAATTGGAAATGTAACAACTTAAAAGGTTATTCCTCAGTAGAATGAAAACACTATTCTTTGACATAGAAACAAATGCGATAGAGGACTGGTCGAACTTGTCTGACTTAAAGACTGTTCACTGTCTATCTATCTACGACCCTACCACACCTAAGATGATTACGTATCACGGTGCTGGTATTAAGAACGGACTAATGGAGTTAGCTAAAGCAGAACGAATCGTCGGACACAACGTCATCGGCTTTGATCTACCTGCTCTCTCTAAGATGTACAGCTTCCATCCACCTCTTGTTAAAGTATTGGACACGATGGTCATGGCTAGATGTATAGTACCTGATGTCCGCAACGACGACTTCTTACGAAATAACTTTGATAAAAGTTTAGTGGGTAGTCACTCGTTGAAAGCGTGGGGACTCAGGCTGAACAAACTGACCAAGCTGACGTACGGTGAGGAAGACGGAGCGTTCGATAGTTACAACGAGGAGATGAGGAAGTACTGTGAACGTGACACAATTGTAACACAAATCCTGTTTGACTACCTGATGATGGGTAATCCAAGCGGTGAGATGTTAGCGATTGAACATTGGTTTGCGTTCCTGATGAGACTACAAGAGAAGAAAGGCTTTGCGTTTGATATAGAGAAAGCAGAGAAGTTAGAGCTGAAGCTTGCCAGTAAACGTGCTGAGTTATTAGACAGACTACAGAAAGAGTTCCCATCTAAAACGGAAGAGATGAAGACACCGAGTGGTTGGGAAGTCGAAGGATACACAGCACCCACTAAGGCAAAGTTAAAGTTGATACTTAAAGATGCCGGATTGAAACAGACGTTGGTCAAGGATGCAGTCCAGTTAGCACCAAAGACTAAGACGATAATGTTTAATCCCGGTAGTCGTAAGCAGATAGCAGAACGATTCCTTGACTTAGGGTTTGACCTGCCGAAAGAATCAGATGCAACCACACCCAAGGTAGACGAAGGAGTACTGCGTAGTATAGACCATCCGTTTGCTGAGGTGTTGTGTGATTACTTGTTGGTTACTAAGAGGTTAGGACAATTAGCAGAGGGTAATCAAGCGTGGTTAAAGCTACAAAAGAACGGACGGATACACGGAAGAGTCAACACAAACGGTGCAGTCACTGGTCGTTGTACTCATCAGAATCCTAATGTAGCACAAGTACCTGCGTGTCGTGCTGAATACGGTGAGGAATGTCGTGATCTGTTTAAAGCAGGAGACGGATATAAGTTAGTAGGGTGTGATGCAGCAGGACTGGAACTACGAATGCTTGCACATTATCTAGCTTTCTATGACGGAGGTGAGTACGCTAAGACTGTTATTGAAGGAGACATCCACACACTGAATCAGAAAGCAGCAGGACTGGAGACACGAGACCAAGCCAAGACGTTTATCTATGCATTCCTTTACGGAGCAGGTGACGCCAAGATTGGTGAGATCGTGGGTGGTAGTGCTAAAGAAGGACAGATGTTAAAGCGTAAGTTCCTGAGTAACCTGCCAGCACTGAAAAGATTACAGGCAGATGTACAACAAAAGGTACAACGTAGTAACAAGCTGACTGGACTAGACGGTCGTATACTTCCTGTTCGTTCACCACACGCTGCATTGAATATGTTATTACAGAGTGCAGGTGCTGTGTGTATGAAGGTAGCGTTGATCCAACTGTTCCATCGCATGAATAAACTGAAGTGGCAACACGGTAGAGAGTACAGCTTTGTTGCTAATGTACACGACGAGTTCCAAGCAGAAGTACAACCTGATAAAGTGGGAGTGTTCAGTGATCTGGCAGTTGAATCAATACGCATGGCAGGAAGAGAGTTAAAACTAAACGTCATGTTAGACGGTGAAGCAAAGGTAGGTGAGACATGGGCACAGACACACTAGAGATTGAATACGATTGGCACTTGAGTCTTGCTGAGTTGTACGATACCATCGACTTAGAAGTACCTTGGGACTGGAGAAAACAACACGTACAAAACTATATGCCATCATCCAACGCTCAACGCATCGGAGCAATAGCCGAGACAAAGTTTCAAACGGAATGTTTAGAGAGAGACTTTGAACCACATATGCCAGCAACACCTATGCCGTGGGACTTTATCGTCACGTGTCCCGCAGGTATGTTAAAGGTACAAGTCAAGTCGTCTAGTGTTAAGAACGGGCAGAGTTATAACGTTATGACGTCAAGTGGATGCACAGGTAAATCAAAGATGTCACACGATGTAGATGTGATAGCTTGTTATATAGCACCTGAGAAGATGTGGTGGATGATACCACGTAGTGAGTTAACAGGTAAGACAATCAAGCTGAACCCTGAACCAACAAGTAAAAGCAGATATAAAAAATACCAAGAGAACTGGAGTATATTCTATGAGTAATAAGAAAACAACCCTACTGATTGACGCTGACGTGTTGGCGTTTGAAGCAGCAGTGGTAGCCGAGGAATCAATCGAGTGGAAGGATGAGATGTGGACGGTACACGCAGACATGGCACTAGCTAAAGCTCGTGTTGTTAACCGTGTCGAAGAGTTCAAGGATATGATGAAGACGGACAGCGTAACGATGTGCTTGACTGATCGTGCTAACTTCCGTCGTTTACTGAACCCTGACTACAAAGCAAACAGATCG